AGCAACTCATTTTTTCTCCTTGTTAAATCTCTTAACTAAATATTTTAAATTTTCAATTACGTATCCTGCGTAATCTTTTGTTTTTGAGAATGGGTCTCTATGTTCATCACAATAATCTAGCCACATTCTAATTGTAAACCCCTCAAACTCAGGTCTAAATATATTTTTAAATTCTGATTGTTTCATATTAATCCTTCGGTAAATAAATTATTACAGCCGAGTTACATTTAGGACAACTTAAATTAGTTTCCATAATGTATTCATCGTTCTCATCTTCTATGTCGTGATCTCCACCCCATATTAATTGTGTTCCACAATGCCAACAATCCATATTATCCCTCACATGCGATACATTCAGCATCGTCTAATTTTATACGTTGAACTTTAGTGTTTACATTTTCTGCATTACGAGCAGCATTAGTTCTAAAGTAATATAAAGATTTAAGTTTGTTCATACCATACCAGTGCACATCGTTAACATACTGCATATACTCATCGTGTACTTCTTGTGGCTCTGTAGCTGTAGGTATAGTAAAGAAAAGATTAACTGACTGTGCTTGACAAATAAACTCTTGTCGTTTAGCAGCATGTTCAATAATCCATATCTGATCTATCTCATTAGCAGTCTTAAATATTTCTTTCTCATCATCTGTAAGAACATCAAGATGCTGTACTGAACCCTCTTTACCTGCAATGTCTTTCCAGACTGCAGTCAACTCATCTTTCTTTAATCCTTTATCCTTTAGAATTTCTTCTAGGTATTTGTTCTTAACTTGGAACGAGCCTGAGAGAGTTTTGTGCGTATAAACATTAGCCCTGTATGGCTCAATCGAAGGAGATGTCCCACCACATATGATGCTAGAAGAAGCATTAGGAGCAACAGCGAGTAGATGAGCATTACGCCTACCACTACCACTGATATCAGGTGACTCACCACGTTCATCAGCAAGTCTTTCAGTTGCTCTAATTGAATGTCTCTTAATGTGTTTAAACGACTTGTAATTAAATCCCGTAGCGAATATACCTTCAAAAGGAATGTTGCGTGATTGGAGATACGAATGGAATCCCATCGCACCAAGACCCAACGACCTTTCTCTATAAGCAGAGTAGGCAGATTTAAGAAACCCCTCTTTGCCCGGCTTAATATGTTTTTGAAACCTTTTAAAATTTGCATTATATTCTCCTAAGTTATTCGTGTCGACAGCATTATCAATGTAATGTTGTAATACATTGTCAAGCATAGTAATTAAATCATCAATGAACAAAGGGTTCTCACTCCACTCATCAAAGTATTCTAAGTTTACTGAAGACAAACAACACACTGCTGTTCGTTCTTCATTAGTAGGTAAAGTAATCTCGGAACATAAATTGCTCTGTTTGATTTCTAATCCTAAATCTTTTTGTTCTTTAGGTAATGCTTCGTTACATGTATCTATATTGACCATGTATGGCTCACCTGTCTCTGCTCTAGCATTAATGATCTGCCACCACAAGTCTCTAGCATTTACAATCTTGGTAGGCTCGTGAGTTTTAGGGTCAATTAATCTAAAGTCTGCATCTTCTTGTACAGCTTTTAAAAACTCATTGGTAATGTTGATACCATTGTGAAGATTAAGATTCTTCCTATTGATATCCCCACCAGATTCTTTACGCATGTTAATGAACTCTTCAATCTCTGGATGAGATATGTCCATGTATGCAGCATAAGAACCACGTCTTGTAGTGCCTTGGTTGAAGGCTAACATCTGAGAATCAACTACATGCATGAAAGGAATTGAACCAGTAGACTTACTACCGTGAGTAGTAGAAATACCGTTACTCCTAATGTCTCCCCAATATCCACCAATACCTCCACCTGAAGATGCCAACCAAATATTCTCGTCATAATGATCTGATAACCCAGTGCGACTATCAGGTACATAATTGAGAAAACAGCTAATAGGAAGACCACGACTTGTTCCCCCGTTACTAAGTATAGGAGTGCTAAACATGAACCAACAACTGGAACTGTAGTGATAAAGCCTTTGAGCCAATTCAAAATCCGTGTGACCTTTGTAGGTTGCCCCGAAGACCGAGGCACGGGCAAACGCTTCTTGTGCATGTGTTTCATTCTCCCATAAGTATCTGTCTTTTAATGTATCAAGACTAAACTTATCTAATAGTTTCTCATTACTGTAATTAATTTTTATACCTAAGTATTCTTTTATTCCTACTTTATCCTCAATCATTGTTTGTTTCCTTATCAAGTATGTTCAACATAATTATACAATAGTGTAGTATCTTTAACAAATCTTTTCTATTCTTACCATCTTTGTTTCCGTAACGTTTAGCATACTTCATAATGTTTCCAATGCAAAAGCCTTCGCCATGACCAGAATCAATAATGATATCAGTTGCTTGATACTTATCGGAAGCATAGTGTTCGCCATAAGTATTGTCAATATATTCTTTTAACTCAACTATATATCTTCTTTCGTTAAATTTATACTCCATCATTTCTCCAGTCATCAGGTAAAGTGTCTTCACTAAACCATCTAAAGTTATTAGTTTCAGCCCACTCAGCGTGGGTTCGTTTGGTTCCATTCTTCCTAACCTTTGCTCCCGGCATAGGAGAGAAAGGTTTTTGAAATAAGAAGACTAACTCCATGTTCGAAGGTAGTGCTTCTCTTATCCAAAGATACTTACTGTACTCAGCGTGGTCCCAAAATCTACCCTTTGCTTCTAACAATATAGTTTTATCTTCTATTGTTTTAGCAAAGTCTACTTCGTAATCTTTCTTAATGATATACTTTATAGACTCATAGTGATGTTTCCAGTCTTGTAATATAGTTTCATGTAAGGTAACTTCCCACATGCTATCATATCCTTTAGGTATTCCTATCTTCTTTGGTCTCGGTTTACGAGGTACTCTTTTAGGCATTGATGTTCTCCAGTGTTACATCGGGGTTACGTTTTACTTTTTTATAAAACCATTTTAAAGTATAGGCACTCATTCTAAATTGTCCACCTGCAAAGATATGTGTTTGCGTAGGCAAGAACTCGTCTAGGTTTTGTCTATTGATTCTATTAGGGTCTTCTCCATCAGGAACCATAGTTCTAATCCATTCAATGAGTAAGTCTTTTGCTTTTCTTCTTAACTTCTTTGATCTTTTACCACTCATACTTGTGTCACCTCTATGACATTAGGAACTTTAGGTACTTGAGTTAAGTATCTTAGTCCATTAGAATATTTAAATACTCTTAAACCTTTACCTTCATTAGAATCTTTATGACATTCAAACTTATGTCTGCAATATACACACTCTCTAGGTAGTTGCATGTTACCAGACTTGCCATCAGGTATAGGATTATAACATAAATTAGGTGGCTTGTCCAGCTTTACTGCTGCTTTAACATCCCTTATTTTCTTCTTGATGTTAGGCTTGTCAAAGTTATCTGGCTTGTATAAAGCTAACTCACCTGACTCTTTATTTAAAGCTAAGAACCCACCATTGCTTGTACCTTCTGCTGATTCGTATCCTGCAAGTTGAGCCATGTATCCAAAGATATCATTCTCTGCTAGTGTTCCATCTTTAAACTTCTTGAAGGCAAAGCCTGAAGCTGTCTTGATATCTACTACCTCACCATCAATAACACAGTCCATGTGTCCTTTGATGCCTGATACTGTAACTTCTTTTTGTTCACTAGTAACTGTATGTCCTGATAGCTTTATTAAAAACAACACAATCTCTTCAAGCAAGTGCCCGTATAAGAACTTAATAAATAAAGAGGGTGGCATCCTTTCAGGCGTACCTTCAGTCTTCATGTCAAACCATAGCTGTCTTTCTTTCTTCCCTATGTTAGACATACGAAGAGTAGACTTACCACGTGGTTCAGGGTGTGACCAACTGTAAAGAATCTCTTTCATGGATTCTCCAAACTGTTCAATGGTGTCCTCGTCTAAGTCAATATGCTCACCATCAGCAAGTACACCTATCTTATTATATATATCTTCGACCAGTGTGTCAAGAGTTTTCTTTGATTTAGCCATGTTTAAACGACCTCCATGTTATTTATTATATCTTTTGCTATCTTTATATCTAACTTAAACCATTCGCCTTTACGTTTGTCTGCTTTCTTAGCACATAAAGTATGGGCTGTTTGTTCAGCAGTTCGTCTATCATCAAAGTATTTTTTAAACTTTAATTTAAAATCTCGTAAGGGGCTAGATGTTTGGTAACCTTTACATCTATCTTCAGAATCAATAGCCATACCAACTTTAATCCAGCCTTTCCAAGCAGGATTAGTTATGATATACACTTCTCCTTCTGAAGACGTAGTGTATCTAGACAATGAACTAAAGGCTGCATCTTCAAAAGTTTTAAATTTTCCCGGCTTATGTAATGGATGTTTTACTGATATATGTTTACCGTTAACATACATTCGGTGAGAATCTCTTACATGCCAACAAGGTTTACAAACATATTTTCCTTGTTCTAATCTAGCCTGTGTCCAGTTTTCTTCTAATACTAATAATGTAGAACAGTCTATACAATGTTTATCAATGTGTTTCACTCCAGTCCCTCCCTATTTTGTACTCGCCATCTAAAGGACAACGAAGATTATAAAATTCACCTGCTTGTTTAAAACTTTTAACTGCCATCTCTCCAACAAAATCTGCTTGAGATTCTTTTACTTCTATCTGCCACTCATCATGGATGTTAGCTACAAACTTATAGTCTATAGTATTTAACTTAAGTAATCCATCAAGTATAGTTAAAGCTTTCTTCATAACAATAGCACCTGCTCCCTGTAATAAAGTGTTCAGAGCTGCATGATTATTTCTTATGTAAAGCTTTCTACCATCTAATCCTTTAAGGAATTTTTTCCCTGCTGCTCTTGTAACTCTATCTCTAAGAGATTTAAATGCAGGGTTATTATCGAAGAAATATTCTCTAGCTCGTCTACCATCTGTCGTATTTCCTTCGACCACTTTGCCAAGCTTTTCATCTCCCGCACCGTACATGAGTGCATAGATGAATGTTTTTGCCTGATTTCTTGATTTAAGTTTTGCAGCTTTTTGATTAGCTGTGTGTATATCTCCATCTAATATCTCCTTGATATAATCTTTATCATCCATATAGTGTGCTAACATTCTAAGTTCTAGACCACTAGCATCTACACCTAATAAAACATTGCCATCATCAACAACCCAACAAGACCTACACTCTTTACCATAAGGACTGTGAACCGATGGGACTTGAGCCATGTTAGGATTCCTATGGGTCATCCGACCTGTGATAGCACCGTTAGGTATAACAAAGCCATGAACTCTACCATCATCTCTAACAGAACTAACCCATGAATCAACCTGTGCTATTCGTTTCTGTATCAATAAGAAGTCTGCTATAAGTTTAGCTTCACGTATATGTGTAACCTCTGATAAAGTTTTCTCATCGACAATCGGCTGACCAGTAGGTGTAAACCTTTCAGGCTTCCAACCAAAGTCGATAAGATATTCTCCTATCTGTTTACGAGAACCAAGATTAAAGTCTTGTAACGTTTGTCTCATAAATGGTTCATAGTTCATAGTGTTTAAACACCTTGCATATTCATCATCGGTAAGACCACGTTTAGAAAGCTTACCATCTGTCGTCCTAATGTAAGGCGTAACTAATTTAGTATCTACCCACTTAGGTTTAAACGTATCGTGAACTTCGTCTTCAATCTGTTGTTTCTTTTCTCTTAGTTCTGCCAAAAGAACTAGTGCAGATTGCATGTCAAACTTAAATCCATTTACTTCTTGCTGTTTTATAATACCAGCTATAGACTGTTCTAGTTCAATGCAACCTTTACTAAATCCTTTGGATTCATTACGTAAGTTTTTATATACTAAAGTATTTAAAGTAACGTCACGAACACAGTAGTCTAACATTTCAGTAGAATAATTTAAGTAATCTTCAAACTCAATCTTAGATAGTCCAAGTCTAAAGCCCCAGCTTTCTAGGCTATGACCTCCATCTCTGTTAGGATTGAACAGCCTTGATAATACAAGAGTATCTATTACTTCTTTATTGCTGAGATCAACACCTCCAAACTTTTGAACCATTGGAATATCAAAACCAATGATGTTATGTCCAATGAGCCTGTCTGCTGTTGCAAGAAACTTATACCCTTCTTCTAATTTATGAGGAGGGAATTTAAATATCTCACCTGTCTCTGCATCTTGAGCTACAATACAATGTACAAGTGTCGCTTGTAAATCGTCTGTCTCAATATCAAATACTAAATCCATAATTAAAATGCCTCATCTGCTGACGGGTCAAACTCTATGTCCTCATCCGTTAGCTCTGTTAATCTACCTGTATCTGCATCATAGATAACTCTAGCTGCCATACCTACATCACCTGTGTATCTTGATTTAAGAATACGCAGTCTTGTAGTTCTAGCTTCATCGGGGTCATCTGATTGTTGGTTGCGTTCTAATGCAATAACACAATCTGATAACTGACCAATACTATTAGAGCCACGTAGATGAGAGAGACTTACTTCAATACCATTCTCATGTCCTTTGTTTCCATCGACACGTCTAAGATGTGATACAAGTATAATACCTGCACCTGTCTCTTCAACTAAACTTCTAAGTCTAGTCATAATAGAATCAATGGCTCGTCTCTCATCACCTTCATGTACTGCACTGACTAACATATGTAAATGATCT